ACATACCACAGGGGTAATTAAAAGTGATTTCATATTTTTCTCCGAGTTAGAGTTATTGTTTGGTCCATTTGGTACCAAAGAAAACGGTGCACCAGAATCTGATCCACCTGTTTTTCGGTGACGTAAACATCATTATTAGATTTCCGTCTCCAAAGAAATCCATTTTCCATGCATATTTGATTGTATCAAATTTCACAGTGTTAGGGGGTGGCCTAACATCCCATGATGAAAACATGTTTACTTGTGTCCGATGTTATATTTGCTCTGAAGATTCCACTTATCTTTGTCTTTGAAAGCGATGACCTTGATCTGACTAATCGGTGCTACTGGCACGGCAGACTTAGCAGAATCAACCAAAGTTACTAGACCCCATTCTGCTAATAGATTAGCGATAGTGTTGCGTCTAGAGATGTCATTCTCTGAAAAGTCTGTATCTTTTCCATCTAGAGCAAAAAGCTCCTTGAAGTGAGTAATATAATACTTTCCCTGCTTATGGAGAATATGACACGACTGATAGAGAGTGTTATCCTTGCGTGACGCGACACCGATACGAGTCAAAGTCTCTTTGACTTTTAAGAAGTCGTCCTTATGTGATAAGACCACTTCAATCATAGATTCGATCAAGTTACTCATACGCCACCTTTGTTCTGCTTCTTTTTTATCTGGGCTAATTGATCCTCAGACAAAATAGAAAGGGCTTGACGGGCTTTTTCATTACTATATCCATAGTAAACCTTCACCACTTCTAAATCATCTTCGGACAACTTCTTAACCCATTTGGCAAACCGCTTCTTGGGTCTAATAATATTTATTAGATAGTCATTTTGCAGTTTCGCGTCGAGAAGATGGTGGACATTCATCTCATTGGCATAGAGAATAGTGTCGATGAAGTATGATAGACCCTTATTGATGATGTATGAATTGTAGTCTTTCTCAGCTCGAGATGGATCTTCTCCGTCTCGAATCAGATCTTTCTTTGTATGACTGATCGCGTTGATATAGTCAAACGGATTAGTCATTACTTGAACTCGCAGTCGGCAAGAATCTCGGTCAGACAAGCAACCAGATTGATTTCATGGTCAGCTACAAAAGCTGCCTTGTATTGATAGTTAGCCAGATGCAGAACAAGTTGAGGAATAGAATTTGGAGTCATGACCTCAGAAGCCTGATCATAGAACTTGCGGAACAGTTCCGTAGTATCGGTATCAGAGTTCTCACCAACCCACTTACGAACAGCCCCAAAGTTCTTCTCGCGCATGTAACCAAGAAGCTTCTTGAACGACTCTTCGTTCAGATTGATCAGAATGCCGGAGTCGATCTTGCCAGTAGCAGCATAACGCTGCAACTCATTGAGAATACGCCGAGAGTCCGGAAAGTGCTTCATGATTACAGCGGCCACGGCTTCCTTGTCGAACTCAACGTTCTCGGTGGCAAGGATAGTACGCACACGCTTCATGAACTGGCCAGCCAACTCGGGCAGTTCCTTCTTAGCCAACTTGAAGTCGATGACAGAGCAACGAGAATGAAGCGGCTCGATGATGCGGTTCTTAAAGTTACACGTCATGATGAAGCCGCAATTCTTCGAGTATTCTTCCATGAAGTTACGAAGAGCAGGCTGAGTAGAGTTGGCGTTAAGGTAGTCGGCCTCGTCTAGAATGACATACTTACGACCGCCAGAAAACGAGACAGCCGAGGCAAAGTTTTGAATAGTAGTTCTCAGAGTGTCAATGTTGCCATTCATCGAACCGTTAATGACCATGTAGTCACACTCGAGTTCCTCGAGCATCGCACGAGCAACAGTGGTCTTACCAACACCGGCCGGACCACACAGAAGAAGATTAGGAATATTCTTCTGATCAACGAATTGTTGAAAGATTTTCTTTAGATTGTCAGAAAGAATAGTATCAGCGATAGTCTTCGGACGATACTTTTCGACCCACAAAAATTGATCTTGATTCATAATATAGACTCCACATTATCATGATATAACAGTATAGTTCATTATAACATCAGCGATGTTAATGTCAACCCCAATAACTTCTCTCGAATTCTAGGGCACCGGATTCCATCAGTGGCTTTATGCATTCGTCACAGATGATTCCGTTCTTCACATGAAGAGGCTTACCAGTAGTCCATCTCCAAACTTCTAGATCCACAAGAGTAGAGCCATAGTGACCAATGACTCCTTTCTCGTCGGCTTCAGCAGAGCAATCGATGCCCTGATTAGTGTGTTGAAAGATCGATTCATACTCTTTTTTACACGTTTCACATACAACCATTACATTCCCGCTATGTCTTTCGAAAGAATCCAAAATGCGTAACCAAGAACGGCAGAACATGGAATCGTCAGTATCCATGCAACGACGATATCTCGTGCCTTCTTCCACTTTACATTAGGTTCCGGTTGACTTGCACCGACGCCGAGAATAGAACCGGTAATGGTGTGTGTAGTACTGACCGGAACGCCGAGCGCACTGGCTACAAAGAGCATGGTACTTCCTCCAATTTCAGCGCAGAATCCTTGGCGCGGGTTTAGCTTAGTTAGCTTAAATCCGAGAGTTTCTACTATTCTCCATCCACCGAGTAGAGTCCCAAGACCCATGACTACGAAACTACTCATAACTGCCCACATGGGAATTGTGTCTGTCGGTTGAATGATCTTACCTGCTATGAGAATCAAAAAGATGATACCGGCAGTCTTCTGCGCATCGTTAGATCCATGGCCCATCGAATAGAGAGAACTTGAAACTAGCTGAAGATTCTTAAACCATTTCTCATGTTTCTTTTCTTCTTTAGGAAGTATGTTCCGTACGATCGTGTTTATTCCCGCACCCAGAACGAAGCCGATTATCGGAGCAGCCACAATAAATGCAAGAACCTTGAAGAAACCATCTTGTAAAATGACTCCAGGCCCAGCGTGTCCAACGGCTGCACCGACCAAGCCACCGATCAATGCGTGACTGCTCGAAGTCGGTAGGCCCAGAACCCAAGTGATTATGTTCCATGTAATTGCTCCAGTCAGACATCCGAATAAGACGAATAGATCTACAGCCGTTGGATCAACGATTCCTTTACCGATCGTCGCAGCGACCTTGAGGCTAATGAAGAAGACTACAATGAAATTAAAAAATGCGGCCATAGAGACCGCCTGAAATGGTGTTAGAGTTTTAGTGGCCACGACGGTAGCGATGCTATTAGCCGCGTCATGAAATCCATTAGTAAAATCAAAGATAAGTGCGATAGCGATAAGAAGTACTACAGTCCAAAGAACGGGTTCGATCATATTTCACTCCAAGGATTATTGATCCTTAATTGTTTAATTACCAAAACTGTAGTGTCACAAAAAATTATTTTTTTGGCTCTACGTAGTAGTTAGAGAAGATGTCGGCCGAATATCTATCGAACGTCTCCAGAATCTCATAATCATTTACATCGAGCCATTGAGCAAAGAGTTCTTTGTTGTAGTTCATGACTTCAATATACATCTTAGGACGATTTCTACGAATTACTGTCTTAAGACCATCCAGCGCCACGATTTCCATGCCCTCGATGTCCATCTTGATGAAATCTATCTTCTCATAAGAGAATAGAGAATCACCTGTGACGATATGCACAGGCTCCATAGAGAGCTCTGCGGCAGCGTCTTTGATTGGTTCTGGATTTAGAAAGGTTGAACCGAGATTGTCTTTACCGTAAAGCATATACGGATATCCGACGCAGTCTCTATCGCCAAGAGCTAGACCAATATAGTCAACATTGACATTGTGACAATAGTTAAGAGCTATATTGGCCAGCAACAGCTTGTAGGCGCGAGGAATTGGTTCGATACAATAGACCTTGCTGGCCTTAGTTAGTTTGCTAAAATAAACGGTGTGATTACCGACGTTAGCACCCAGATCTAGAACGACATCATCGGTCTTGATCCGCGTATTCATGAAAGATAGCTGATCAGCGGAATAAAAGTTTCCAGACATGAGGACCTTTTGAATCACGTCCTCAGGGTTATCGATTATCCACTTGAAATTCTGCATCATATATCTTTCAAAAAATTGGTCGGGGTGGTGGGGTTCGAACTCACGACCCCTCGCTCCCAAAGCGAGTGCTCTACCACTGAGCTACACCCCGATGTTGGTGGCAGAAGAAGGATTCGAACCTCCGACCTCTTGGGTATGAGCCAAGCGAGCTGACCTCTGCTCCATTCTGCACCAAACTTGGAGTTCCTGGTGGGACTCGAACCCACATAAAACGGTTTTGCAGACCGTGATCTAGCCGTTCGACCCACAGGAACATAAAGTGGAGGTAGGCGGGCAGTGTCGATCTCCATACCCTCTCAGGTACCACTCGTTTTCAAGACGAGGCTGCGGGCCGCCGCAGTTCACCTACCGTAACTTTAACTTGGAAATAGTTTCCAATTCATCCATATTTATTGTTCTTACCTTGGCATCCTTAACATTATCTACGATATAGATCGCAATATTTCCACTATCGAAATATGCCACCTTGTAGATGATCTTAGGAACCGGTACTTTGTTTACTCCGATAGTCTTTGGAGCATCATCATACACTGCGCCAGTAAGAACGTACTTGAACGGAACCGAACGAACTCGATCCTCTAGATTCTTCCAGGCCACACGATTGACCGAAGGAAGTTGAGGAGTCATGTTAGTCATAAGAAACGTATCTGACATTTCCTTTGGATCGTCTGCATCAGCAGCCGGAACCATATGACCACGATCGTATCCGCTGTTTGTATAGTCTTCTGGAGTAGGAGAACCTGCTATTCTCTTATCAGCTCTAAAGTCGTTAGATCTTTCGGTCTTAACTACTCTAGCTTGAGCGAGTTCAGAAGAAAATACTACGCCATTAATCTTTGTGTTGAATACAGAAACAAAGAACGAGTTACAAAGTACTTTTGTATCTGGAACAACTATCTCTTTGCCGTTTGGAAAGAACTGATCACAGTCAGATGCATATGCACTAAATGGTAAAAGAAAGAAAAATAACGCAACAACTAATCTTTTCATATAAATTCCTCATGGCTCCGGAGGCTGGATTCGAACCAGCGACCCTCTGATTAACAGTCAGATGCTACTACCACTGAGCTACACCGGACCAGGGAATATTTATTTATTTTATTATTGCGATTCTGTAGCGATCCAATACGTAAGATTTTCAGATTCGAATCGCGAGATACCGACGGTCGTCAGAGAGACCTTGTACTCGGCAGGAATAAGCCTCAGATTTTCGGGTCGAAGAATGACCTTGAAATCATTGTCACATTCACCAACGTCAAGGCTGAACACGTCAGCCGTGGCGTTCTTCGAATCGACGGCTCGAATCGAGATAGTGCCATCTTCACCAACAATCGCAATTTCAGGCATCTGAAGAACAGAACCAGCCTTCGAGATGGTCGAGAGTTGATCACTCGTCAGCGTGAATTCGACTTCGGGATCAGGAAAGTTGATGTTCTTCGAGGGAGGAGCCGTGATCATGCTAGGATCAGCATACGTGTAGTTCACGCGTTGCTTACCAGCCGAGATCGTGACATACTTGTCCTTGAAGTCAAAGTCAGGATTTGAGAAGAGCGAGATCGTTCCAAGGAAACGGGGCAGCTCATAGATGGCAAATTCTTGATCGAACTGTTCGGTCACCGTGGCAGCCGCGAAGACCGTCTTAAGAGGAGTAACAGTCTTGATGACATTACCAGGACGGACCAGAATCGACTGATTGATGGTCGAAAAGTTCTTCAGAATCTGAATTGTACGTTCACTAAGCTTCATGCTATAACCTTTGTATTATTGAAATATGAGTTTATAATAACATATACGTTATTAATGTACACTACTTTTTCTTACCTAGTTTCGCAGGATCGACAGTAGCCGCGGCACCTACAGCAGCCAGATCGGCGAGCGAGCCACCAAAGATGTAAGAGCCAACGTGCTGAAGTTGAATCCACGGACACAGCCAAACCTTAAGGCCAGCTCTACGAGCCATCTGACAGAACATATAATCTTCTGAGAGATAGCGGCCAGTAAATTGATTACCAGTGGCGCTTGTCTTAGGATCATCGATAAAGGCGATGACTTCTTCGTTTGTGGCTTTAGGATTGTTTTCAAAGAACTGACGAATCTCATCTCTCATGTACATGTACTTGTTGTCAATGAGAGCGTCGAAGTAGGCAAGAATTTCACGAGAACCGTCGAAAGCCTCAGTACGAACGTGATCGGGACGATACATGAGTTCCGGATACTTAGCCGAGTACTTTTCTAGAGCAGATCTACGAATCATCATGAAACCGGTACCAGATTCCAGAACCTCGACTGGTTCGCCGAGAGGAATCTCGTTCTTACCACCAACCGGATTGAAGACATAGTCACCAACAAACTTTTCAAGAACGTTAGGATCTTGATCCGCCACGCCCTTATCAACGGCAGCCTTGACCTTTTCCCAGGAGATGCACTTCTTAGGATACGGACCACAAAGAATATCGTATTCTGAATCATCTGACATGAGAGCCAGCATGACAATGATGTCTTGAGCATTGAAGCCAATGTCAGAGTCGATGAAGAGCATATGCGTACAGTCTGAACGCATAAACTCATCGACACAATAGTTTCGAGCTCTAGTAATCAAAGACTCATTGAAGAGGTAGTAGTATCTTAGTTCGATTCCGTGATGAACTGCTGCTGCAGCCAAATCATTTGTCGATCGGCAAAACATGCCAGCGCACTGTCCGCCATACATTGGAGCCGCAACGAAAAGCTTACGCTTTCTAAGCTCATTCAAGTCAATTCTAATTTCCATTAATTATCCTTTCAAACCGACTCCGGAAAAGAAGCCAGATTCATCTACTGTTTGTTGTTCATTTTCGATATCGTGTACGTAAAGTTGCATGATAGCGTAGTGAATAACTTTCATCATATCCTTTCGCCACTCTTCGGGCGAACCCTTTCGACCATAACGTTGAGCATACTTCATGATGTTACCCACGCAAAATCCAGTTCCATGACCGCTGTCGATGACAAATTCTGTAGTCTGAAATTTATTTCTGGAATAGTGTTGTTGATAAGTAGCATCAACGTATTTGGCGATTTCCTCTAGAAGAGCGCCTTCATTATATTTATAGTCGATCATGCAAAGAATGTCTCCAATGAAGAATTATTTTTAGTCTCTGTTCTCAATTCACGAGTCGCATTGTACTGGTAAGTAAGAGTAGAATCGATGGTTCTACGATTGCCTTCGAGATAAGCTTTAACTTCTGTGGCCATATCCGTAGCAGTCTGAACCGGAACGTTTTGGCAAATGTGATTGATACTCTGCTTAGGATTCAGAAGAATATAATCTTCTGGCATGCCCATGATAGATAGAGCTTCTCTATAAGTTATATATCTATCTTCCAGAGGATGGGTCAGCATCATTGGATAGTGGCCGACGAAAGCTCCGATATAGTCCTTGGGAACGATGGTACCACGACGCATGATGTTTCCACCGGACTCGAGCTTATTATGAATTCGTTCGCACTTCTCTACTTCTTTTTCGTAGCCATTGGCTTTCATCCATTCGCCAAGCTGCTTGTAGCTGTGACCATGGAACTCGATCAAGCTCTTGGCATCGAGGTAACGAACAGATATAGATGAAGTATCAATGAGTTCAAAGTGTTCGCGATGCGTAATACCACCGTGAATGACCTCGAGAAGATACTTGTAATATGGATCGTCACTCGGCTTCTTTTTGTTGATGGGCTCCATCATGGTGTTAGACTTGACGTTCAGAATCACGTCCTCGATACGAGTATACGGTCTATTGTAGTAGTCAAGAACCGGAGTCTTATCTCCCTTCCAGAAGAAATAGAACGTACGCTCTCGAACCTGAGGAACACCATGAAGTAGACTCTTGGTTCTGTAAAGAGTCAGAGAATATCCGTTTTCACGGCCGATATCGATCAGTTGATCACGTACAAACTTACCGACTTTACCGGCAAGAGCGGGAGCGTTTTCGCCCCAAAAAACTTCTGGCTTCATTTCACCAAGAACGTACTTGGCGGTCTCGATCATCCACTTGTTATTTTGATTTTGTTCGCCGTAACCCATCGAGAACATCGACAGACCAGCGCATGGACAGACCGATGATACCACATCTACGTGATGTGGATGCTTCTGATTCTTATCGAGAAGGTAGTAGGGTACCTCGTTATCCCAATAGTTCAGAAGATGTGATTCGTTTGCCTGAAATGGAGAATACGAAAGAATGTAATCCGGTCTAGAACCAAACACATTAGTAGAAGCGATGGCCTCGCCACCGATCAGAGGAATAATAGTCGCATGTTTCATAAGAAAGCATCAAGTCCCATGTTGCGTGTTGTTATATTTAGACTTTCTCTGGTTTGCTCTAGACCGTTGTATTCCCATCCTTGCCAGTGAGGATAGAACTCACGAGATAGGTGCACGGACTTGGGCTTTTCCATATACTTGAAATCCAGCTCACCGGCAGGATTGATCATGCGATCGACCCACTCAAACAGATGCACTCGATTCGAGACTAGCTTACGCGCTTCGTCACGAAATAGGCAACGAATCTTGTTTCGTTCAGAAACTGTTCCGTAGAATGGAGTGTTCTGATACCATCCAGTTTTGGGA